TAACCTTTGGCGGCCATTGTGCGTTTCAAATCTGCAATTGTAATCATAACAATACAAAGATAATTAAACCAACGCCCAATGCAATTGTCACTTTGCGCAGCTGGTAAAATCGTTCGTCACGCTTTTTGATTTCATCCAACAATTTGTTTGTGATCCGTTCTTGTTGTGCGATGACCTCGGAATCAATTTTGCGATATTCCCGGCACAACGCCAATTGTTCGCGCGCCTCCGCGCCTTTTAATAAATATAAATTACTTTCCGCAACTGTCAAGGAATCGATGCATTGCGATGATGCGGCGTGTGGCTGCGCAACTTGTATCGCCATGATAAGCCACAAAAAGTGTTTCATATTTGCTTTGAATAAGTATTTGCGTGTCATGTAATGTTTGGTATTTCTTTTTGATGATTTCCAATGTGTCGAATTCTTTTTGAACAACCCTGATTGCCGGGCCATGAACAACATTGGTTTGTTTTGGGACGGCGAATTCAAGGTATAAAACCCCGCCAACAAACAACAACACCAACAATAAAATGGTCAAATCAACTTTCCGCATCGTTTTTGGTGTTTGCAAATTTGTCGATGGATGTGAATCCCAAACAACAAATCACAATCCATTCAACCGCTTCAACCAATTCTTTGGATGGCGCGATGTCTTGGGGTGACAATGAATTGTGGGCCATTGTCCCAAACAAAATGAATGATCCGACAATTCCAACAAATCGTTTGGAACTGAATTCGCCTTTGTCGCCCTGAAATATTTGAAAAATCTTTTTCATCTGCCTTGACCGCGATATTTTTTTGCGGGTTTATTATTTTTTGAGTGAACACCTTTGTTTTTGCGCTTTGGCTTTGGTTGCCAACTCACACCGGATGATGTTTTTGCCTTTGCCATTATTTTAAGCCGTTTAATTTTAACATGTTGTTGATTGATGCGGTGTCCATGCCAACCAATCCGGTGTCAACGCCCATGAACAACATCGTTGATGTCATCGCCTCGATTTTTGTTTCAGCGGTTGCAACGGCTTCTTTCAATTCGGCCTTTTCGGCAACTTTGTTTTCAACCAATTGTTCGCCTTGCTTCTTTGCAGCGGAAACAACATTGGATGCCATTTTCATGTTGTTTTCAACGCGCTTCAACATTTGTTCGATTTCGTCCACATTGGGCGTGTTTACAGCCCCGACCGGGTAAATCATTTCTAATGTCAAAATGATGGCAACAAAGGCCGTTAAAATCGTTTTCATAACTTTTTAACGGTGTTAATGATTCGCAATTCCGTAATTGCGGCCGACAATGCCGAATCCGATTTTTTCAACGCTGATGACATCCGGTCAACTTTCAAATCCAATTGGTCAATTTTTTGATTGGCCTTTTCGATTTGTTCGGTGTACGAACTTTTGACATCATAGTACAAATATGAAACGGCCGCCAACATACAAAATGCCACCGCGGCCACCGGGTTTTTCTTGAACTGGTCAAACGAAACGGGCAACGCGTTTGCGTTAATTTGCTTTTTTACTGTCATTTGATGCGATTGATTTTTTTACTGTAATAAACCACCGCCAACAAACCCGAAATAAGACCAACAATGCCCACCACAAAGGTAAGGATTGGCTGATAAGTTTGCGTGAAAGTGATAATTGCTGAACTGCCTGAAATGGCCGTGGCAATCGCCGCCGTGGTGTCATTATTAAATTTGTTCATTTGGTGTTGGAATTACACAATATGGCGAATCGGGAAATTTCTCACAATATTTTTTTAAGTACAATGAATCATCCCCGCTGAATGTGTGTATTCCCATTGGTGGAGGCCAAACCTCAAACGGGGCAAAACTTGCGGGGGGTTCTGAATAAAACAGAATATCCACCGCCCACATATCGCTTTGCTTTGTGCAAACGGGTTTGTCATCCACTTGCCCCCACTCTAAACAAATAAATCCAATTTCAACTACTGCACAATCAACCCAACTTTGGACTTTCTCTCCGTCGGGTGTGGTTGTAGTTGTTTCTATTAACTTGCGAAGTGTTGCCCATTGTGTAGGGGTGAACTCGAATTTCAAAAAGGTTTTCATTTAGATAGTTGTTAAGGATGCAAGTTCTGCGTTTGTTAGGCGGGTTGGGAATAGGATGGCTTGGTTAAAAGAATTTGATGATTTTAAAGACCCATCCATATATTGGTTTAAATAAAAATTTTCAGCTGTTGGCATAACGCTTTTTGTACTTGTATTTGTCAATGACCCATTTACAAAAACCGCAGAACTACCTCCTTTATATGCCAATGCAATTTTATATCGACCACCATTTATCAAAGTTATTCCCGTACTTGCATCTTCGGTTCCACTTGCAGAAATGTAATATCTTAAAAGTGAATTATTTGTATATAATTGAAAATTTGTAGATGACTCGCTTAAAGTTGCAAGTAATGAATAAGATGTACCATCGGCATTGTAAGAAGATGCAATTAAGTCAATAAACATAACCCCCTCCGTCTGCCCTATCAAACTACTTATCCCCGTCTTATAACAAGCATCCGCCACCCTTGTGGCACTTGCTGATGTGGTTGGGATGTACGATGTGGGGTAAGTTCCCGCCTCCGCTTGTGCGCCCCAAATACAACAATCTAATGTGTCGGATGTGCTTCCACCAATCAAACCAATTCTAAATTCACCACCCGCACCCACAAAAGTTGCGTCTATTCTTTGCCAATCTGTTCCACTTATTGTTTTTGTACCTCCACCCGAATCGCTCAATAGAACTGTCTTTGTACCCGCTGAATTTAATTTAATCCATATTGAAATTGTGCTTGTGGCTTGTGCGGTAAAACTTGCAATCATCCAACTTCTATCACTTGATGTAGTTCCGCCATTTAAGTTGCAAACAAACCTTGTTGCATTCTGCGTTCCGTCGGGTGAAATTGCATAATTTGCCGTTACAACCGATGTGTCCCCAACTCCTTGTCCCAATTTTGTCCAAGCCACATTTGTAAAATCTTGGCTATATGTTTGGAAATTCGTCGACTGCTTCTCCAACAACAAACTCGGACATCCGCCCCCGCCATTTTGGTATGTTAGGCGTGGAACATTTAATCGGTCGGTAGTGGGGAAATAGGGTTTGGCGGTTGAGCCGATGTTTAATTGTGCGCCCCATAAAAAGCAAGTAACTGGGCTTGTCAATGGCTCATTTGCTAAGCCACGACGCAAACCAAGTTGCAATGTAATTACTTGGTCTATTGGGTTTGTTTCTACAATTTCAAACCTTTGCCAATCAGTTGTTAAATTTAGGGTTGTATAACTGCCGCCCGTTGCGTGACGCGCTAATATTTTTGCCGTTCCACTTGCTACTTTTGCATAAATTGATAAAGTATAAATTCCCGCTGGTTGTGTTGAAATATTTTGATAAATTATACTTTGGTCTGTTGCTGATGTTCCCGCGCCCGTATTAAATACAATTTTATCCGCAGTTGTTGTTCCATTCGGGGCGGTGGTATCATTTGCGGTTACTCCTGGATTACTTCCTGTACCCCCGCTTGTTGCTTGCCAAACTGCATTACTAAAATCTTCGCTATACTGCGCTAAATTCCACGGGCAAACCTCCACCAACCCCGCACTATTTATGCGTGTGCCGTTGGATGCTCGGGTGAAGGATAAATCGCCTGACCCATCGGTGGGGATTTGGCTGAATACTGTATCTTCTTTGTACCCGCTTGGAATCATCACCAATGACGCGGAATTCAATAAATCTGACATTTATAGATTGTTTAATTTGTTCAACATACATGAAACACCTTCATAGAAACCGCCATCGGCGGTCACGCGGCTTTTGTACGCAACAACGATGGGCCAACCTTGCCCCAAATATTGTGCGCTTCGAATGCCAATTCCTAATGCGCTGATTCCAATCATTTTAATATGCGATTACGCTTCCGGTGCTAATTACAAAACCGGTGATTTTGCTGCCTTTGCCGGCGGGCAAATATGCGCCTTGTTGGAAAGTAATTCCGGACATGCCACGAGCCGACAAAACATTTGTGGATGTTCCGTTTTCTTGGGTAACTGTGAACGATGTGAAAACCGTGTCGGCTTGAACAACCAACGCGTCAAAACTTACGGATGTAACCGTCCCCGATCCGAAATATTTAAATCCATCGTAACCGGCAACGATGTCAATTGATGCTTCTGCCATAATGCCCCAAAAATAACATCATGAGATAAAACATTTGCAACATTATTGAACAATCAGCCACCATTGCGTTCCATCGCTGATAACTGTGCATGTTTCAAAATTTGTATTCAAAACTTTTGTCGCGTTGCCATCAATATCAAACCCGCCGCCGGTGATGACAACCGAATGTGATGATGCAATTTTTTTGAAATAATATTTTTTGCCTTTTGATAGTGTCGGATCAGGTAAATCAACCGTAACCGTTCCGCCGGATGAATTGCACAAAATCAATTCATAACCATTCGTGATGGTATGTGTTCCGGCCGTGTATGTGATGGGCGCATTGTGTTCCTGAATCCGCCAATTAACCAATTCAGTTGAATCGTCATAACTCAACATCACCTCCCAACGGGTGTTCAATGTTGGCTGCGATGCGGGCGCGCCTTCGGCATCATTGACCAAATGTTCCAAAACTTGTTGCGGAACATTGGAAATTGCTGAATTCAAATTTGTCACCGCTGATTCAACATAATTCAAACGATTATTCAGATTCCCGGTTTGTGATTGCTCGACTTTTAAACCTTCGCCGGATGATGTTGTCAAGGTATAAACTGGTGAAACACCAATCCATTCGCCATCCCATTGTTCCGAACGACAATTGTATTTGACCCCGTTTAAAACCCATGAATAATTGTCAAAATATAATGATTTGATTGCAGTCAATGACCCGGAATCAATCCATGTTCCACGAACCACCGGAACAAAATTGGCGTAAATGGATGCCATTTGCAAACCCAACATTTTTGTGATTGTCCCGTGTGTAATTGAATCCCAACCGCCATACCAATCCGATGCCAAAACATCAGTTGTTCCGTTAAACACCAACCAATTCCCAATTCCGTATTTCAGGGAATCCGTATAATATGGCGATTCAATTGTGATGGGTGTTGAATTCGCCAAATTGGCTGTGGATGCGGTGATGACCTCCGTGATGTCAAAAATATAATCCGCATTTTGATATGGTGACGCATCTGCAAATGAAACCTGAATTGAACCCCAAAAATCCTTCAACGCTGAATTGCCGTTTTTCCATTTGCCACCGCCCGAATAGGAAAGAATAACGCCATGAACAAACATGTTGACCTCCAATCGGGTGTAACCCACCGGCGCGGTTGTCACCGACAATTCAAATTCCGATGTGATCCAACCGCCTTTGATGTCTTTGGTTGGCATGCGATACAATTGATCCGTGGCAATGCCCGATGCGGACCAATATCCATTCGCGTCCAAATAAACATAAGAGCCACCCGAATTTCGCAACCTGATATTGTAGTAAACATCGGTTGAATCTTCGACATACAAAACCCCGCCCAATGTGTCGGATCGTTTGAATGATTTTGCCATAAAACGAATGCGCATCGGTGCGGCATCCGGTGATGTTCCGGTTGGAATATCCGTGGCAATCAACGACAATGTTGATGATCCTGTATTTGGGTAACTGCGCAACGCTTTTGCCACATTTTGACGATGCGTGTTTATTGTCACCGATTGTGCAGCTGGTTGATAGTACAATGATGGTTTTGCCATCCACAATGGCCGAACATCGTTGCCAATTGTTTGACGGTGTGAATATGTTGTCGTCCCGATATATTGCCCGGTATACGAATATTGACGCAAATTGATTGATGTCGTGTTATTATACGCGTTGAATGGAATCACATAATACGCGCCATTTTCATGAGTAAATCGCGCCCCGAACATCAACAACACATTTTCCAACGCTTGTTTTGCTGAAATGTAATTTGGTTCAATTTGCCATCCAACCGTGTCAATAACTTTGACATCCGTGAACGGATCAAAATTTTCCAAAAATGTATATTCAAAAAGTTTATACATGTCGAACCCTAATCGGGCCGCATTATCTTCGTTTAACAATGTGCCATCATACAAATATTGTTGTGGCGTTCCATTGACAACCCAATAATCCGACAAATCCAATGTGTCCAAACAACGGCGAAACAACTGGTTGATTGTGATGTATTCATCCGAAAACCATGATGATTGCACTTTGTACCCATCCATCAATTCAAGGCCATCCACAGCCACCAAATCAATGATTGGTTTGCTTTGTATGGATTCGCGTAATCGCGTCATTTGGTCGGCCAATACGCGGCCAACATGGATCAATGAATCATTGCGATATATTAACATCGCCCATGCGGTTTCCGCTTCGGTTTGAATTCCGACAAAATCATCCAATGTATTTTGATCCGGCATCACCCATTGGGCGATTGCGCGTGATGGTCTGATAAAATTGGAATAAACTGAATCTGATTCGCCTTGCCTTTCAATGCTGATTCCATCACCGGCCAATGTTAATTCAACCGATGAATTCAATGCGTCTAATTTGTCAAAACAACATGTTTCGCCTTCAATATATCCACCGGCCGATTGAACGCGCGCATTGTATAAACGCGCAACAATTTCCGGTGTTGTTCCTGATGGCGAATCCCATAATTCAACCCGGTATTCAACATTTGTGATTGATAAAAACGAACCTTTGTAAATCCTTGCCATTATCCGCGCCGTGAATCTTTATTGTATCTTTCCAAAACGATGGCCAAATCGCGTCCGCTGATGTGCGTTTGCGCAACATAACCGGATGATTGTTCGGGCTTCATCAATGTTTTTAATTTGTCCAAAGGTGCAATAACCTCCGGGTTGCTGCGCGCGCCGGGATATTCACCCATCAAACCCAATGTCGGTCCGCTAACAATACCACCATCGGCAAACGCGCTAACGCTTGGGCCGGTTCTCATTTGACTTGCAACCGCCGTACCTAATGCAACCATCGCAATACCGGCAACCACCGCGGCTTCCGGTTGAACAAACGCCGTTTTAAATTTTTCAACGCTTATGCCGTATGCAATCAACATTTTGCCGACTGTTTTAACAAATTCACCCAATTGCCCAACAACTGAACGGACAAACCCTTCAATGCCGTTTCCTTGACCCGCCAACGCATTTCCAAGCGTTTCACCTAATGTTACGGCCATATCTTCGCCCAATTTTTCAACGGCGGCTGCCATTTGAACCATTAGATTGTCAAAATCCTGAACGATTTGTGAATATGACTTTGGGTCAATTTTAACTTGAACCAAAACGGGTGCAACGGCCGTCCCGGCAATTAGGTTTGCACCGGTTAATTGTTTTAAATCTTCGGCCGCTTTCTTTTTTGCTTTTTCACCACCTTCAAAACGCTTTTTGTCCAACCACTCAATCAAATCGGCTTCAACTTTTTTGACTTCTTCTGCGCTTTTTTTAATTTCAGCCAATGCAGTTTTTCGCCTTTGGCTTTGTTTTTTTGCCGCTTCGGAATCCAATTTGGCTTGTTTGTCGGTCGCTTCTTTGTTTATCGCTTCAATGTTTTTTTGATACGATTTTTCAAGGTATTCAAGTTCGGTCAACTTTGCCGTTGTGGCCTGAATCTTTGTTCTAATTGCGGCCCTATCTTCTTCGCCTTCTGCGCGTGTCAAATCATCAAACAACAATCGCATGTTGTCGTTGTATTTTTTGCGCATTCTTTGTGTTTCTTCTAAACGGCGTTTATTGGTTTCCAATTCCGTTTCGCCCAATTCTTGAATCTTTGTGGCAAAATCACGGATTTGTTTGTTGTATTCGGATTGTTGTTTTTGCGCCTCCTTGACTTTTTCATTCACCCCATCCAAACCATCCGAAAATGCATAAATGGCGGCAACGGCAGCGCCAATGGCAACCGTGGCAATAACAAATGGATTGGCCAAAAACTTTGTTAACCCACCAAATTGGGATTGCAAATCTTTGACTTGCATGACGGCCGCGCTGAAATTCAATGCCGCGTTCAAACCCATCAATGTGTTGCGCAACGCTTTGTTGTCGTCTGCGACAATTGCGATAATTGAACTAACTGATGAAAATGATGTGGCCAACCCATTCAATGCGGCGCGTGTTCCACCCAATGTTTGATTCGTGATTCCTAATTGTTGGGTGAATCCTTGTTTTTTTGCAGTCAATTCAGAAACGGCGATTGACTGGTCTTTGATTGCCGCTTTGGTTTGTTCGATTTCTTGGCGAACTCGCTTTTGACCCTGAACATCCATTTTTGACATGGTGTCACGCTTTTGGCGCAACTTTTCCAATTCCATCATGAATTCACGGGTGATTTGTTTTTGTTCGTCAATTTCGGCCGTGACGGCTGCAATCTTTTGACGCAATTGCCCCGATCCCAATGATTGTTCAATGGCTTGCCCGGCTTTGTTTGCGCTTTGCTGCATTTTGGCCGATGACTTTTCCATCGTATCGGCCGCGGCCTTCACATCTCTATTAAATAGATCCGTGACCGCATTTAAAACAATATTAATCGCGCTTAATGCCATTATCGGTTGTAACTTATTGAATAATCCTGAATAATTTGATAGACACCGTATTCTTCGGAATTGTCATCGGTCAAATGGGATTCACTCATGTATTCGATTTCCCATGTATAAACCCCGTTAAATGTTGCCGGTGTTGCCACTTCCAATGCCGTGCGCGTCAAATCTGCAATTTGAACACATTGCGTGTATGTTGTGGCATATATGTTCACTTCGACATTGGCCCAATCGGTTTTTGAATGTCCGGATTTGGATGGATGCGGTGTCACCGCTGTGACGCGAATTGTGATGCCCGGATATGGAACACCTTGCACAATGCGCAATGGGTTTATGTTTGTGCCAACAACCGCCGTCAATGCGGAATTGTTGGATAAAACATTGTAAATGGCGTTTATTGCTTTCATGCTTCGGCGGGCGGTGTCAACTTCGCAAATATATCCGCATAGCGCGTAACCTTTGCAACAATATCGTCATGGTTTGATTTTTCCCACGGGAATTTCATCAACTTTTGCGGGCTGATTGGCTTTTTCAAATGTGGCGAAATCATCGTTGCCGCCATCCACCTGGACAATTCCCATTGATTTCGGTATTGTTGTTCTTGGGCATTTCTCATGCCAAACAAGCGTAAACGAAAATATTTTGGATGGCAATCATTAAACGATGCGTCATCCATCCCCATTTCGCCAAATGCGATTTCGCGTAATCGGTCAAATGTTAGGGATTCAGATTTGGCCGAATCTACTTTCCCACCGTTTCCGATGTGCCTTGACGGGGTTTGAAAAATTCTTCGACCGCTTTGGTGAATTGCAAAATTACGGGTTCGATTTCGCTGAATGATTCGATAGCATCTGCAAAATCATCAATGTCCGCAAATGGAAATTTTTGACCTTGCTTTTTGCAACCGGATTGAATGCCAAAATATGCGCATGCTCGCGCAAATTTCAATGAATGTGCAATGTTGTTGGCCGTCATGTTTTCGCCCAACTGCGTGAAATCTTCCAAATTAAATTCGGCCATGATGTTTTCAATGGCGCGCATGTTAAAAAAAAGGGGGTGTTGAACACCCCCGATTGTAATCGTGTTCATGTCGCGAATATACGCAACAATTTCAAAATTAGATTGTTCCAACGGTCAATGCGCCCGTTCCCTGAATTGATGCGGTGAATGTCGCAACATCGTTTTGTGGTGCGGTCAAATTTAATTCGTTGAAAAATGCTGATCCGCTCAATTTCAAATCGCCGCTAACATTGGATGTCATCACGATTGTCACGGATGTGCCGGCCAATAAATCGGTGATGATTTCTTTCCAGCTGATGCCCGCGCCAACGCTTGCATCTTCTTCAAACATACCTTCAACACTCATGGTGTACCCGTATTCGCCCGCAATGTATTCTTTCGAACCGGCTGAATCCTTGTTGGTGGTTTCAATCATGTCTTTGGTGATTGAAAAATCGTTTGATGTCGCGTTTGCGATTTTTGTCAATGTGCCGCTAATGTCTTTGTAAATTGCAATCAGCGTTCCGTTAGTGATTCCTGTGCTTGGCATAATATTATTTTTTTATTTTTTTTTATTTTGTTTGAAGCCCCGCGCGTTTTGCTTTTTCTGCCAAATGCGTTGTGACCAATTTGTTCATTGCCTGAATATATAAATTTTTGCCCGATTCAAATGCGGGTCGCATGAATGGTTTTGCCGGGCCGATGTTCTTTCCATATTTTGCGCCTGATGCGCTTGTTTTCTTTTTCCGGCTTGGTGTACGGTCGGCCGTTCCTTCTTCGATTAAATGGGCATGAAATCCCTTGTAAGGACCATAAACACGCGCGCCAATCAAACGAAATGCGCGACCCTTGCCGCGGTTGTCGCGTTCAATGAATCCAATTGAATTGCGCAAATTGCCGGTTTTGACATTGATTTTCGCTTTTGCCAATGTGATGAAAATGCGTCCGGCTTGCTCGATGAACTGGCCCATGACGGGCGAATCAATCTGCAAATTGCGGAATTCATCAATTGCCAATTTGTTTTTCTGAAAATATGCCGTCGTTTTTGTCATTGCACTAATTCAGTTTGAAGGCGTAAATACATGCGGCGTTCCAAATCCGCAATATTGATGATGTTGTAATATTTGGATTCCCAAAGAATGCGCATTTTGGTTGTGATGCCTGAATCGTATCGCATTGAAAATGTCACGGTTTGTTTTGCTTCGCGGCGGTCCGAATCAACCGATTCCGAACCCGATTCGCTTTCCTGAATCCTTGCCCATGGGGTTGAATAGGTCGACCATGATTGCAACTTTTCACCGGTGTTTGAATCGGTGGTTGTTGTAAATTGTTGAACTGTGACCAATTCATCCATCAATCCGGGGTTCATGATATAACGCTAATTTTGTAAGGGTCTAACAAATACTGAAAACCAAATTGAATCGGGTTGTTTTGAACACCAACGGTGATGGCCATCCGGTTGTCATAATATTGACCAACCAACAACAATGCCGCATGTTTAATTGATGCCGGAAACAATGTGTCGGGGTTTACGCTTGTTGCGCTTGCCAGTTCAAAACCTTCGGTGATTTCAACAATGTATTTGATGACATCATCGGTCACGCTTGTTGGCGCGTTTTCAATAAATATGTTTCGTGAAAACAACCCCATTGGATTTGGCGCGGTAATCCAATCAGCGGAATCAAATGCGGTGATGGCTTGGGAATCGTTTACATAAGAAACGGAATTCACCGCCAAAACGCGTGAATTGATCCGCAAATAATTGCCGGACGGAATATTTAACCCGTTCACGGGGTTAATCAGGGCCGGTTGCCCGGTAAATCCATCAAAACCATATTTGGCCGTTCCTTTTCTTACTGAATACCCAATATATTGACCGCACGAATCCAATGCCATTGCAATCAATCCACCGATGTATGTGTCATCGGATGATGATGTCACGCGCAAATGCGTCTTTGCATCAGCGACCGAAATATAATCGGTTGCGGCGTGTGAAAATGCGGTGTAATTGCGTGCAACAAACATG